TTTAGATAAATTTATTCCTTTGGAAGTTGAAATGTCTATCGGAAAAAACTGGATGGAGCAAGAGAGCCTTAATGTTTGAACAACTCAATTTATTTAAAATTGAGGTAAAAAAAGAAAAGGATAATATAGTATGCAGACATTGTAAAAAAGAAAAACCCATAATGATGTTTCGATTATATAGAAGGGCAACAGGGGATCACAGACAAAGCAGAAGTACCTCATGTAAAGAATGTCAAAAATCTCATGGTAAGATAGTAGATAAAATTAGAAAAACTGCACCTCCTCAGACAACATACTGCGCTATATGTAATAAACAAGATATAAAAACTGTCTTAGATCATTGTTATGAAACAGAAACTTTTAGAGGCTGGTTATGTCATCATTGTAATTTAGCAATCGGACTACTTGGTGATGATGTAGAAGGTTTAACAAAAGCGTTAAAATATATAAAAAAAGAATTGTAAAAATATTAAAATGTTCTTGACAATTACGAAAGTATGTGTTATACAATCAGTCTACTTTGAAAGGAGAAACGTATGTCGTTAGTAACTTTAGATTTTAATGAGTCAACTGACTTATTTATAGTACCAGAAGCAGGTGGGCCTCAGATCCCTAGAGCATCTATAAACAGAGATGCATTCTTTGGAGATGATATGGCTAGTGTACCTGTCCCATCAATAAAGCTTGAGCATCCAGATCACGGAACTGTATTTGGTAAGAACGTATCAGTACGAGTGTTTGCTACTACTATGCAGACTTCTGTGTTCGATAGTGATGCTGAAGAGTACACTAATATGTCTCAGCACTTTGTCAGGTTTGGTGACAAGGTTACAGATTGGCAAGGTGGGAACAAGTGTGGTTGGATACCTTCCAAGCAACGTGAGAAGCTAAAGGTAGAAGATCCTGTAGCCTATGCAAGAGCTAGTAAAGTTAAATTGTATAGACATTTGTTTGGTGTTCTAACTATGACTGATGCAGTTAAGGCAGGGTCTGATCCTGTAGAGTTTGACCCTATACCTTTTCGTATGCGTCTTGGGCCTTCTAACTTCTATGAGATTGGTAAGGTTGTAGGTGAGCTTGATAAGCAAAGCAAGAAGCACTTCAATTACAATCTAGAACTATCTTATGGTGTCGAGAAGAGAGGATCTAATCAGTGGTTCGTATTAAAGTACAAGCCTATGTTGGATGATAAAATTGACATTGATCAGGATGACAAAGATACTCTAGCAGTATTTCCAAGAAACTATTCAAAAGGAGAATGAATCAGTGACAGAGCGTATGAGAGAAAACATAGGTGGTTCTAATATAGGTTCTGAGTTCATTGATGTGACTCCTAGTAATGAATAATCTACAGGAAAAGCTAGACTTCTTTCTTGCATCAGAACCTGAGATACCTCGTCATATCATCTATGAAGCTAGTCAGATGTTTAATGAGAAGTTATCTAAGTTTAACTACAAGAAACTAGGTAGTAGTAATGGTTTACCGTCTATGTCTCAGATTGGTAAACCTATGTGTCAGTTACAGGCATCTAAGCTAGGATGGAAACAAGCACCAAAGCCAGATCACTTTAAGATCATGATGGCATATGGTGACATGACTGAAGTTCTAGCAGTTGCATTATTGTTATCAGCAGGTATAGAAATTACCGACATGAATAAAAAGGTTAAGCTACCAACTAAGTCTGGGGATATGTATGGGGAACTAGACTTAGTTATAAAACTAGGGGATAAGAGTGTGTGGGATATAAAGAGTGCTAGTTCTTGGTCTTATGACAAACGCTTTGCATCCTATGAGCAACTAAAAAGACAGGATGACTTTGGTTACTGCTGTCAGTTGTTTGGATATGCTAGAGCAGAAGGTGTAAAGGCAGGAGGTTGGATAATTATCAATAAAGGTACAGGTCAGATGAAAGTAATTGAAGCTGATCCTACTGATGAAGATTACTATCTTGATCTAATAGAACAAAAGGCTCTACAAATATCTAAAACTACTGAAGAAGGTCACTTTGAGAGGCTTTATGATGATACTTTGGAAACTTATTACAAGAAATCTACAGGCAATCGCAAATTACAGATGCCTTGTACCTTCTGTGACTATAAGTTTTCTTGTTGGAAGGGTTTAAAGTACGTTAAAAATCCTGTATCTAAGGCTGGAAACTATGAGTATTACACTAACATGGCGAATAGATATGAAGCCATCGTCAGCTAAAAACAAAGGAAGGTTACTGCAACAGTGGGTGAGAGATATACTCCTGTCTAAAATAGGAGGTGTAGAGGATGATGATATAAAATCTACACCTATGGGTGTTAATGGCCCAGACATTAGCTTATCTCCTCTTGCTAGAAAGAAGTGGCCTTGGGCTGTTGAGTGTAAATCTAGAGCAAAGTTTGCTGTATATGATGTTATGTCTCAGGCCGAAAGTCATGTTACTAAGAATACTAAACCGTTAGTGATTATCAAAGCTAATCGCAAAGAACCACTAGCAATCGTTTACGCCAAAGACTTTTTGGAGATGTCATGTCAACTAAAACAAAAGTAAATCATATTGCAAATATACCTGATTGCAGTATGATGATATTAGTAACTCACGATGGTATAGATATACAGATAACTTGTGGTGATTTTGTTTCACCAGATGTTAAAGATAGTAAAGAACATGAGATGATAAAAGATATAGGTGCGTCTATGATGGAGATGGTTCAAGATGTTATCGGATATGCTTTAGAAGAGACTGAAGAACCTACCGTAGTAGACGTAAAAGACAATGTTATATACTTAAATAAAAAAATCCCACCAACAAAACACTAGGAGACAACATGGACGATATGGTTAATCATCCCCCACATTATAATCAGAATGGAATAGAGTGTATTGATGCAATTAAAGCTTCTACAGGAGATCACTTTAAGGATTATTTGAAAGGAAATATAATAAAATACCTTTGGCGTTTTAACTATAAAGGTAAACCTATGGAAGACCTAAGAAAAGCAAGATGGTATTTAGATAAGTTAATAGAAGAGGAAAAAGAGTTTTGGACTTGGGGAGAACACTGGGCTGAGTCAGACTCAGATAAATTAGACATTGCAAGAGGAAGAAAACTAAAAAGAAAGGAACAAAAAGATGCCTCCATATAATAAAGAAAGTACAGATACTATAACTATACACGATTTCGCACAGGTTACTTTAGGGTCTGAGTTAGGTTTTGATGAGTCTGTATCAGACAAGCTCACTACTGGAGGTATGATACCTCTGGAACTACAGGCAGATTACTTAGGTTGCCTAGAAGAATTTCAAGATGAGGTAACAAAACGCTTGACAACTGCAGCAGTACATGATAGAGTTATGCTACAAAGTAGAGGTAACTTAATTACTGAGATAAGTAGAGATAATTTTAATCGTATGGATTTATGTCAGGACTTAATTCAGGAAGAATTAGAAGAACTTCAAGATGAGTTAGATGCAAATGAAATAAACCCAGAAAAAACACTTAAAGAATTGTGTGATGTTCTATATGTCGTATTCGGTTTTGCTTCAAGATACAAAGAGTTTAAGTTTTTACCTGAAGCATTTCTAAGGGTTCATCACAATAACATGACCAAAGTAACGAAAGGTCATTTCAGAGCAGATGGTAAGTTGGTTAAACCTGCTGATCATAAACAACCCGACTTGTCGGATTTAATTGAGAAAGGAATAAATTATGGAAGCTAGTATTATTACAGATCTTGAAGACGAAATTAAAGCAAAACAAGCAGAACTGAGTCAGTTAAAGTATAAAGATGTATATGATGCACAAGATGCTTATGAGGCTGCTCAAGTAGTTTATAAGGAAGCTGAAAATAATATGGTTAAGGCTGCTAGAACTTTATCTCAAATTAGAGTAAACAGTGGTTTAACTAGATCTACTGTTTTGACTCGTGCTTTTAGGCTATAATGTTTAGCTTAACTTTAACAGCAAAGGTTAAGGTAAGAGAAGACAGTCATCATATACCTGTAGATGGTGTAGAAGGTCTTCTCCATACCTTGCCTGATGACTTTAAAACCGTTCTTGAAGATTACTTTGAGGATTTTGAAATTACTATTGTAGAGGTAGAGATAAATGACTAGTTTTAAATCTAATATGAACCCTATGTTTCGTTCTAAATTCTCAGAAGATATCTTTAACTTAAAGTATTCTCACACTGGTTGTGATACTTGGGAGCAGTTATCTAGAGTTCTTGTTAAAGATGTATGTGGATCTTTGCGTCCTGATGAAAGTGATTTGTTATCTAAGGATGAGCAAAGAGAACTACAGCAATACATAACAGATCTCAAGTTTGTTCCTGGTGGTAGATACTTATACTATGCAGGAAGAGATAAGAGATTTTATAATAACTGTTTCTTACTAGGAGCAGAAGAAGATACAAGAGAAGATTGGGCTAACCTGTCTTGGAAAGCTGAATCATGTCTGATGACGGGTGGAGGAATAGGCGTTGACTATTCTGTCTACAGAGAATCTGGACGATCTCTTGGAGGCTCTGGAGGATTAGCATCTGGGCCTATACCCAAGATGCAAATGATAAATTCTATAGGAGCCAATGTTATGCAAGGTGGATCTCGTAGATCTGCCATGTATGCTTCTTTAAACTGGAAGCACAATGACATTCCTAGCTTTTTAACAGCAAAGGATTGGGATACAATGCCAGTAGG